ACTCTCCTTGAGTGCCAAATGTGTGACCGTTAGCATATACATCATAAAGATCATAATCTTGCTGGGTTTTTTCCCTAATGATATTTAGAAGATAATCAGAAAAATATGAGTCCTCTAAAAGATCCATGCGCCAAAATGGAATACCTTTTGGTCTATTGTACTGATCAACATGTGACCCATGACCAAATCTCCACTTAGGTTCTTCTAATTTAGATTCTATTTTTCTTACCTCATTAAAAGAGAAGAAGTCATTATATTGTGTGATATCATTCATTGTGTTTGTAACCATCCAATAAAAACATTTCTAGTACCAGACTTAACTTCATTCACACGATGAAGTAAATTACCTGGGTATAACACCGCCTTACCTTTAGATAATTTGATAGTTTTATCATTTTCTATAACTAACTCACCACCTTCATAATCATCATTTAGAAAACAAGTCATACTATAATCTGATCTTACACCACCGCATGGGTTAGCATCATAATGATCTTCGTATTTGTCACCAATACTATATTTTACGAAGTATATTTGTGACACTTCAGATACTTTTAATGGTACTATACGTAATATTATATCACGACAGTACATGTTCAGATCGTAATGTCCTGGTCCATCAAATACTACCTGACAGATTTTATCTGCTGATGGATTGCTAATCTTACCATCTTTGAATGTTAGATATTTGAAATATTGATTGATATATGTTAGTTGTTCATGATCTAGTAAATCAATTTCATATATCATAGTTCATTTTCATCAACAAAGTAATTTGCCCAATCAACTTCAACATCTTCATCGATCTTCAATTCCTTCATGAGATCTAATACTTCTTTCGTGACCTTTCTAGTAGGTGCAATTCCTCTTTGTGCTAGATTAAACATGTTGACTTCTCTATTCTTGAAGAAGTCAGTAGATGCCTGAGAGTCATGCTTCACCCACTGATTTGTATCATTGGTGTCCATAAATTCTGGAGCATCAGTTACACCATCTTCCAATTTACCATCTGGATATAACAATCTATACTTGTTTGGATCAATTGGAAACTTAAGATTGTAAGTATACTTAAAGTATTCCAATCCAGAGTTATGGAATTCAGAGTCTGCTGGACTTGGTGTGGAGTGTTCCCTAATCCATTTTCTCCACTTGATCCAACGATCTTTCTCACCCTCATAACTATCTTCAATGTCGGGGAGAATTCTCCAATCAGAAAGACTCAACATCTCACGCTTTTGTCTTTTTAATTTAAATTGACGTTGCTCGAAGAATGCTGCTTCCTTATCAATACCAGCAACTAAACGATTGATCTTTGCATTTTTTACTTCAACTACAACTTGAAAGAAAGTATCCATTAACTCATAGAGTTCTCTTGCTTGCTCAGAGCTAGCACCAGTAAAACTATAAGTTTGAAGATATGTACTTTCTGTATTGAAGTCATACTTGACTCTCTTTCTTTGGCAGAAGTATGTACCATCATTAAAGTATTGAAAATACTCAAGCAAATCTTTATCAGTATGCCAAAAGTCAGAGATCTTTGTAGTAAGAAACTTAGTTTTAGTTTCTTCATCTATATTATGTCTCTTGCCGTTGAAAGTTCCTAGCAATGTAAATCCATTTGCTTTCTCAGCACCTTCAATGATGGTATTGTTAGCAAAATCAACTTGTATGAGAGCGATCCTTTGTTCCATGAGAGTTAATTACGTTTAATGTACCATCCTGTCAAAATATATTTATCTTGCGTAAGCACTGTGTTTCCTTTATGTGTATGAGTGAACCCTGCTGGCCAGACAACTACAGTTCCAGCAGTTGGTCTAATTCTGCGTCTTTGATAAAGAAATTCAGTCTCTGCTTCACCTTCAGGCATATCATTGAGATAAACCATCCAAACTAATTCTCTAAAAGCATGTGCTTCATCAGAGTTTTCATAATGCCAGAGATGATATCCACCTCCAGGAGGAGTCTTTTGTATTTTAATATCAGAGGAGATCAGTTTAGTATTTCTCAGAGATTGATACTCAGAAATATAATGCTGCACACATGCTCTTAAAACAGAATTAATTTTAAGAACTAAATCTCTGTTAGCATAGTTTAAGATCATTGCGAAATCTTTTCTATTCAGTTGTCCTCCATATAAGTCTTCAGACTTAATAACACGATTAGGATCTCCAAATTCTTCTGGTTTGAGACTTGGATTGACAACACATGCTTGATCAATTTGAGTATCTGTAAATTTACAAATATCTTCACACAATGGTCGTGGCATAAAATTAGGCCACACACCAATAAAGTCGTTAAATTCGACTTTGGTGATATTCGGATCAAGCATCAATTCATGAGGTCTATAATCAGGTAATGATGACATAATCAATAGGCTTTGATAATATATTTAGTCTTATGGAAAGGATTGAGAATTGGAACTTGAATTTGTGGCTCCATTGTAACAGATGGGAATGGTTGAGCAAAACTCTTATTAAAAGTAAATGTAGCATCAGTCATATCCATAAACAGTTGTGACTGTTCAAATGTTAAATTAATACTAGTAGCACCATTTCCTAATCCAGAAGTGATAGTACCCGCACCACTGCTATTTCCAGAACTGAAATCACTTTGAATATTTGAAATAGGATCTTCGGTCATAAAGTGTGAGTGACTATTTGTATTTCCACTAACAGGTAAGTAATCATCAAGTTGGAAACGTGTTGAGTCTGTATCAACTACAGCAGCACATTCATTAGTTCCAGATGAAATAGTTGCTAAATTTGCTCCAGTTAAACCACTTGCTGGAGATATCCACCAAGTCATGAAGTCAACATCAGTTTCAGAATCACCATCAACATCACCAAAGTCAACATCACCTAGGTCAGTAGGGAATGAACCAGTTACCTCAACGTTAACTTCATCCATAGATGTTTCTAGATTATCCAATGCCCACTGTTTTAAATCAAAACCAGAACCATAATACAATTCTAATTCTGTTTTGAAGTCACCACTACCACCTTCTAAGTTACTCAAGAAATCTTCCCAAGCATCTCCTTGCTTAGATATACTATCTCCAGCGTTAGGACCAAATTCCTTGGTACTAGGTAATCGACCACCACTAACGGCAAACATACCTCTACCAGCTGGAGGACCCCATCTAATTAGAGGATCACCACTATCTCCATCAGGAAGAGCAGCAATGTAAGAGTGATCATGCTCAGGAACTTGTACAGCAACATTTTCTAGAGGACCAATTTGTCCAGTAATATTACCAACAATAGTAAATCTAATATCATCTGTTATTGTTTCTAGTCCTGATAGTTTTACTGTACCAAGTTCAAAATATTCACTTACCAATCCAGTAGTTCCCGTTCCCTGAATTTGTTCAAGTGGATCGGAACCTAAAGCATCTACCTTATCAAAATACCAATATCCACCCTCAGCACCAACATCAAAAATAGATCCACCACTTGCAATTGGGAGAGCAACTGAGTTACCTCTACTAGCATCAACTTGTCCAGTGCCACACAATCTTCTATTTCTGTAATCTGGGATATTAAAACTAGTACCAGATCCACCATAAGTATATCCAATAATATCAAATAGTAAGAAATATTGTGTTGTACTCAAAGATCTACCATCACACTCAATAAATCCAGGATATCTATCAGTAAGACCGCCGTCTAAATCTCCATATCCAGTAGCAATACTTTCTTTCAAGATAGGCAATACAGTACCAATTGGATAACCATCAAATTTTTCTACCTTCTTACTATACCAAACACCTAAATTATTTGCTGGTGGTGGTGCCGAAGCGTAACTCCTTACAGTCCACACAAAAGGGTTATTTAATGATCCTGTTCCAACAGTAACTGTAGTAGACTGAGGTGTATTTAAATTATTTGGTACTAAACTAGTCAATGTAAATGCCGTATTTACAGACGGATCAAATGTTCTCGGACCAGTAATAGGTTGATCACCATCAATAGAAATTAATGATCCATTTGTAGCATTAATAGTAATTGGTATGTTAATACTAGAAATGGTGACTGGAGCACTAGTTACATAAGTATTTGGAACTTGGTTATTTAAATCTGGTGGTACATTAAATACAGCATCACTATCTGGTCCACTTCCTGTTATGACAGTCCATGTAGAAATATCTCTATCACCAACACGAATCTGAAGTTCTCTAGGTGTATTGAATGTTGGAGCAGATTGTAGATAAATGTTTAACTTATCGCCATTTTGTACTGATGTTGGGAATACACCAATAGATCCGTTATTAACCCTCACACGAACTAAACTAGAATCTGTTTGTATTAGTTCTACTGGTACAGATAGACCAGGAGTCAATCCACTGATACCAGAAGTAGGTTTTTGATCAGATCCGATTAAAGTATTTTCTAGAACTCCAGTTTGATCCGTAAATGAGAAGTTATCTGGGGTAGTGGAGGGTGCTACTCCAGTTGTAACTGTCCAGCTAGATCCATTAGCATCATCAGCAATAGACAAATCAGTTGACCTAGGAGTTAAATTGTTTGGTGAACTTAAAATTCTTAATTGTAAATAATCACCGTTACTAATAGTTCCACTAGTTACCCAATTAGCACCATCCAATACTTCATATCCATCAGAATTGGTAGATGTGTTTCCAGTAGTAGATAATGCATATGCTGTTGTTGAAGAATTACTAACGCTGATAGCGCCGTCTTCATTCAATCCTTGTACTCTCAATACTTCACTATAAATGAAAGTATCTACTGGAACTGGATTTAAATCTGTAAAATCTGGGAATGGTTGAGCATTATTTCCAGGAATTGTTGTAGTTAATACTCTCCAAGTCTCATTTGCTGTTCCAATAACTAAACTCAGATTCATATATTGAGTATAGAAATTGGGAGTTCTACCTCTTATTTGAATTCTAGCACCATTTTCAACCTGTTGACTACCATCAGCAGATATCCACCCAGTATCCCATGTTCCATCACCATTATAATCAAAACGAGCAGCAACATAATCAGTAACAGTAGCTCCTGCTGGAATTGGAACGTTACTTGAAAGAGCGACAGATGCCAATGTTGTTGGTGTTAGTCCAGAGATAACAGGTATTACTTCTCCTGGTCTACTTCCATCACCAAAAGTATACAAAGTATCCAAGTCAGCGTCTTCAAATCCTTGTAAAGGAAATGGATCTGGTGTAAAATCTTCCTCAATAGTTGTAATAAGCCAATACTGGACAAGATCACCAACCTGAATAGTTACTGTTTGAGTAGTATTCCAAGTTGGTGGTGCTTTAAATTTAAACTGTACGTAATCGCCTTCTGCCACGTACAGCGGTTCATTATTAGGTGCGAACGAATATGTCATTCCTTTTAAAGCTTAGGATTCCAGTCTTACTATTTATTTACATCTGACGAACATCAGTCCAATCATTTGCTTGATTAATATCTACTTGAATGGGTTGATTTGACTTAATTTCTACCTTGATATCAATATCATCAATTAAAAGCAACTCAGACAATACTTCTACTTCTGGAGTAACAACTGGTTCTTGATCTGTAATCAAATCATCACTTTCAGGAATATTTAAATTCTCTGGAGTATCATCAATAAGAATGGGTACAGTAAATGCTTCTTCTTTAAAGTTACCTAATGGTCCTTCAGCTCTGACAACATATGTTACCGATAGTGGTCCTCTGTCAGTATATGGTATTGTTGTGGTATATGTACTGGTATTATCAGAAGCACCAAGCACAGCACTCGTATTAGTGCTCAAGTTAGCAACAGCACCTGTTGTAGATCCAACAAAATCATAATTATATGTTGGTGTTATAGTTACTGAAGATGTAGCATACTTTGTAGTGACTTCAATATTTCCCTGAGAACCATATACTATTTGAGTTGGATAATTTACAGACAGTTCTACTGGTTGATATACTATAACTGTTACGCTATCAATGTCTTCTCCACCAACACCATAAACTCTTCCTGTATATGTCGTAGTATCAGTAGGACTCACATTAGAAGAACTAGTGACATTAAGATTAGTAAGTCCTCCCGCTAACCACTCTAAAGAAGGACTCCAATTTAATGCACCATCTTGACCCGAAACAGACCAAGAAATTAAAGCATTATCACCCAGCATCATTTCAGTTTTGCTGGTAGAAATATTGAATACGGGTGGAACATAAACAGTAACACTAACTGCCGATGTCTTAGTGATGCCATATCCACTAGCAGTTAACGTGTAGGTAGTAGTATTAGTAGGACAAACCGTCGTGCTTCCGTCAACACTAACGTTTCCAACACCATTATCAATACTGGCACTCTGAGCAAATGTAGTTGCCCATGATAAAGTAGTACACTCTCCACGTTTAAATGCTGTAGGACTTGCCGAAAAACTATCAATACTAGGATCTGCTTCAAGATAAGTTACTACTCCAAATCCATTTCCAATATGTCCTGTTCCTGTATTAGAAGTAAAACTACAATAATTTGAATCAAACGCAGAACGTCCACCATCACCAGATTGACCACCCCTATTATTATCATATCCTTCATATCCACCTGCGCCGCCAGGAGCTCCTGCGCCACCGCCACCGCCGCCGCCACCATCATTAGGACAAGACGCACCAACACCACCACCAGAAATAGAATTTATATTTCCAGAATATAATCCTCTACCATAAGTTCCGTTAGGAGAATCAGTAGCACTAGCATTCCACGAAGCGCCGCCGCCACCAGCTCCACCGCCAAGACAAACTACCCATCCATTTTTTACACTATCATAAATGGCAGAACATCCTCCACCACCTCCACCACCGCCCGAGCATCCATTAGGTCCAGTTTGACCACCAATACCACCAACAGCAGGACCACCAAAACCAGATGCTCCTCTTCCACTACCACCAACACATCCAAACCCATCACCACCACGAGATCCTACTTGAATACTTAAAGTTCTGGCAACAAATTGTGGGAAATAAAATACTGCTTTTCTTCCTGTGCCTCCTGGTCTAGGACTTGCACCAGCATCTGTTCCTCCTTGACCACCACTACCAGCTGCTAATTCAACTACAATACTGTAAGCATTTGCTGGTATATTTACACTGGTGACTCCTACACCACAGTTAATAGTAGGCATTAGATACTCCTTACTTTTTTAAACCCACCAGCATCATTTATTTGAACTTCAATTGGAAAATTTGATTTAACTTCTACTTTGATATCAATATCATCAACCAATATCAGTTCAGATAAAACTTCAGTTTCTGGAGTAACAACTGGTGTCTGATCTTTAATCAAATCATCACTCTCAGGAATATTTAGATTTTCTGGAGTAATATCAACAATAATAGGTATAGTGAAAGTTTCTTCTTTGAAGTTACCTAATGGTCCTTCAGCTCTGACAACATAATCGACACTTAATGGTCCCCTATCAGTGTATGGTATCTGTGTAGTATAACTATTAACTACCTGAGAATCGCCAAGTTCACCACTACTGTTGGTAGTTAAGTTAACGGCAGGACCTGTAGTAGATCCAACAAAATCATAATTATATGTTGGCGTTATAGTTACAGATTCAGTAGCATATTTTGTTATTAGTTGTATTGTTCCTTGACTTCCGTATGGTAGATTGAAAGGATAATTTACCGCTAATTCTACTGGTTGATATACAGTGACAGTTACACTACTAGTATCTTCTCCACCAATACCATAAAGTCTTCCTGTATATGTTGTGGTATCACTAGGACTTACATTAACAAAACTAGTCAGGTTACCATTAGTAATTCCTCCTGCCAACCACTCTAGTGTTGGAGTCCAGTTTAATGGTGCATCAACTCCAGAAGCAGACCAAGAAATTAAAGCAACATCACCCAACATCATTTCAGTTTTATTGGTGGTAATAACAAATTCTGGTGGTACTAGAACTGTTATGGTAATAGTTCTTGTCGTATTTCCAGCAGGACCAGATGCTGCTAAACTATATGTTGTAGTTGTTGTTGGAGATACAACAGCACTGCTCACATAATCAGAAAAATTACTGGATGCTGGTTCGACAACACCAGGATTAATTGCCATTTGATTAAGATCACCAAATACAATCCAAGACAAAGTAACTGACTCACCCCGAGCAATTACAATATTCTCAGTGTTACCATCAGAGTCTACCGCTGTAAAGTTAGCACTGGGTGGCAAATATTGAATATGTTCAT